GTATTTCCCATTCCTACACCGTAGTCGATATCCTCGGTGACAGGATTGGATTCTTCATATTCTTCGGGTTCCGTTAAGTACTTCACCCCTGCAATGTCTGCGACTGCAGCATTGTATGTACATGTATCTAGCAAGTGATTCGTAGGATGCCCGGTAAGTGGTTTCCACTGCACAGTAACTTCACCCGTTTTCACATTGCGGATTTCTTGTTTTTCTTCCGACCTGAGATGGTCGATATATTCCTGTGGACAATCCTTGAACAGATGGATTGTGCCGACCTCATCAGTTGGCCGTACCATCCGTGCAAATATGAAGTCCTTCCAGTAGTCCGTATTAAGGACGTACAATTTAAGCCCACCGATAACGCCCTTCTCAACGCTAGACATTGAGTATGGCGCCGTTAGTGTCTTATGATTGGACGAACCTTTGAGCGGAATACATATTTCAGGGAATCGTGCGCAGAATTGGTACACCTCATCGGTTCTGAAACCTGAGTCAACGCCCGCCTTCATTACCTGTCTAGGTTCGCCATACTCTGATGGATATTCCCTGTTGACTATGATTTCCTCTAAGTCATTCCAGGTACTGGCTTGGCCATAATCGATGAGGTAGGACTTCACGCCTGGCGCATAGGCCCTAACCTCCCACCAGAAATGGTCAAGCTGTACGTCAACGCTTGCGATAAGTAGCGTTGCCTTATCTGGTACTACGCCACGGTCATAAGTTGATTCCGTGAAGTGTAGCGCTTGCGTACTCTTCGTCTTAGCACTCCGCCAAGGTTCTGCCAGCCATGAATTAATGAAGTTCATTAATGAAGCAGGCGTATCTTTGGAATTCTTAAACTCATATGCAACGTCTCCGAACGTGACCCACGGCGAATATATCGACGATAAGTGATACGAAATTGAGCGGACTTTGCTTTGCGGTTTATTTGCCGCCCGCCATTCTCCATGTCTTAACATTTCCATTTTGTGCTTATCGTAAATATGTTCTCCGCAGTGTTCACATTCGTAGTACGCTGTATCACGTATCATGTCCGCATTATCGTTGTGTTCGTCTGGCCATTTTATCTGCTTAAACTTGAGGGTCTGCGACACTCCGCAATGTGGACATGGCACGTAATACTGCCTGCGCTCATTTGCGTTCATGAGCGCCTGCCAAATATTACCCGACTCAACGGTAGGCGTGGATACCATTACTATTTTCTTGTCCACGAACGTTTTTGTACGTTCCTTTGCAAGTTTTATTGGATCGGCTTCCTTACCTGAAAAGGCGGGGTATTTGTCTATTTCGTCAAAGAATAGATACTTGATTGACCGGCTTGATAGGCTACTTGGTGAGTTAGCCCCAACTAGTACCATATAGTTACCGTTGTTGAAATCCAGTTCTAGTAATTTACTATTCTCGTCAAAATTATCACTGATAGATTTAACCGATTTAATCATCGGCTGTACTCGCTTATCACTAGCAAATTTAGCAATAGCGTCTGTTGGGTATACCATCATGACAGGTGATTGGGTTTGGTCTAATGCATACCCTATCATATTGAGCTCCGTTTCAGTCTTGCCTAGCTGTGCCCCAAAGCACAGTACAATTTGTTCAATTAAAGGGTCTGTGAATTTATCCATAGGCTCTTTTAGATATGGCGTTCGATTGGTTCTCCACCTACCTGGCTCTGCAGATATATTTGTTAATACCCTGAAATTGTCGGCCCATTCTGATACGGTGTATCGTTCCGGTGGTTTAAACGCGTCGAGCTCTTCCGCGAACCAATTAACTCTTGGCTCTGCTTTTACCGGTTTTGACTTCCGGCGTGTACTCGCCCTTGCGCGAGTAACTTTCGAGGTAGTCTTCGGCAACTTCGCTCACCACCCTTTCCACTGTCGCTCGTTCTTCTGGATCCGTGAACTCACGCCCTACTCGTTTACCGAGTTTTATGAGCGAGGACTTCAATTCTAAAATACGAGCAGACCATTCTTTCGCCACGTCTGCGCGAGATACATACTCACCGTTTAACACGTCGAGCATTTTTTTCTCACGAGCTGCGCGAGACTCTTTATAGTCAGCCTCGGCAATCAACTTTCGTGTGGCCGCTGATCGGTCTTTAGATTTATCCCCCTTAGCTTGGCCAAGGTATACAAGTACTTCACGGAGGTTCCACCATCCTGTTGCAGCTTTAGGCATGCCCGATTTGTGGTGTCTCGAAATAATCTCAGGAGTTACTCGTAAAAGGTCACAAAGCTGAGCACTTGATACGAGTAAATCGCCTGCGTTATTAAATTTCACACGTGGTTTTTCACTTGCCATCTCGTCCTCTCCTTTCTGTCCTTTGGTAATCTACTTTCAACAGGAAAATTTCTCCTACACAGAGACACCTATCGCGCGGGGGCGACCACCGGCGATTTTCCGTCGAGGAAGTACCTTTTTGTTTCAAAAATTTTAAAAATAATTTCAAATTTATTTAGGATATTTTTTTCTAATTAAAGCTAACAAAAAGGACTACGTGGTTGTTCGTAGTCCTCAATGCTTCGCTTCGTGTGTGGGCTACTGCCCAGGAGAGAAGTGTAAGTACATGAAAGGTATCACTATGAACTACCCTACAGTGCGTGGACACGGCGCTCGTTTCCATATCCACACCCATAAGGTAACACAAAGTGCAACTATCATTTCATATCATGTTTTAGAAATTTTCAAAAAGTTTGCAAAAAGACTTGACAGCCATCTTCCGTATGCGGTAGACCTGGGGCTCGCTGTAGTGCATCGCCTCAATGACGTCCTTCATGCCAAGGCCAAAGTAGTAGCGATACTCAAGGAATGTGCGCTCACAATCGCTCGGCACTTGATGGATGATAGCCCATAGCTCGTATCGTTCCCTTGATAGTCGCCGTGACTCCTCAAGCAAATCACGATACGCCGTCTTGAGATTTAGCTGTTGCTCTTCGGTGATAGGGTACTCACTTCGTGCTTCTTGCTCCAGGCGTTGCAGATGCGCCTCGACGTCAGTTAGTCGCCTATGACTATCCATCAGCCTTTGCAGTTTACTTATTCCAGGATGTGCCCCCTTACTCGTACGTTTACCCATACGCTCACATCCTATCAATACTATCCTGTGTCATATGTAATCCATCCCTTCTACAATCTTGTACAGCTCATCGACTTCATCCTCTATCGCTTGCAAGGTATCCGTAGCTTCATCCCAACGCTCGTCATGATACCAAGGATACGAATACGTTTTATCATCGAACTGGTATGCATAGGCTACTCACCTGTAATCCAACTTAAGAACACTCCTGCCTTCGCTAGGTCCTGAACTTCTTTCGTTGGATCCTTACGCCCTGCTCGAAGAGAATACTTTAACGCGTTACCCTTACACCAACCTTTGAACTCTTCCGGAGTAAGCACAGCACGAATGACGTCAACGCTTTCAACGGTTAGCCCCGGTAAAGTGTAATGCGATGGATGATGTACCGCGTCGTTCATCGTATCCATTGACTTATCGTCAGCTACTATTGGCGTTGCTTTAGGTTTAGGCTCAATAGATTTCACATTAGCCGTTGACTTTGGTTCATGTTTCAAGGCTTCTCGACATTCCGGACAATTGACAGCAGGTCGACCTTTGCCAGTTTGTTCGAACTCCTTACCACACACCTTACAGGTAGTCATCTTAGGTGATGGCTCTGGTGTAGTAGGTGGTGCTTCTATCTTTTTGCTGTCTTTACCTTTAATGATGCTCATGATATCGTTGATCCCTTCCTTACAGGTAGGGCACTCTTGTTCGTTACCAGTAGCCTTGAATAGACTTCCGCAAGTCTTACATATTCTGCTCATAGTGTTATCCTTTCACATATTTATCAATCCGTGCCTTCAATGATTGAAGGACATATTCTTGTGCTTCGTCTTTCTTCTCAAGTGCTTCCATCATATCCTCATCTCGTGTACCTACGGATATAAGGTGATGGATGATTACCTTTTCATTTTGCCCTTGACGATGTAAACGCTTATTCGCTTGTTGATATAATTCAAGGCTCCAGTTAAGCCCGAACCATATTACATGATTACCGCCATCTTGTAGGTTAAGCCCGTATGCAGTTGATGCGGGATGTGCTAGTAGTACGTCAATCTTGCCGGCGTTCCAATCGAACTCTTCATCGGCGCCTTTTAATTCACGTACACGCAGATCCGTTTTTGCTAGGGCCTCCTTCAACCTGGTGCAGTCATGTTTGAAGTTATAGAACACTAACGCCGGCTTACCGTGTAGTTGTTCGATAAGCTCCATGAAGGCTTCTATCTTGCAATCATGGATTTCATGGACATTCCGTTCATCATCATACACAGCACCGTTAGCCAACTGTTGGAGTTTGTTGGATAAAGCAGCCGCACTCATGGCGGTGATTTCCTCATCTGCTCCAAATACTTCAAGGACGGCATCACGTTCCATGCTTTCATAGGCTTTCTTCGCTTTAGAATCTAACACCACCGGCACCGTATCATACACAATCGGTGGTAGGTCTAAGTAGTCGCTAGCCTTCATCGATATACATAATGGCGCTATCGCGGACATAATCGCATCGTTGGTATTGGCCTTTGGCTTGTAGCTGTAGATCATATCACGGCCACGTTGGTCCGGGTCAAAATAATGTTCCCTAAATGCGGTGTATGTCTTACCTAATGTTTGGCCACGGTCTAATAAGTATACCTGGGCCCATAGGTCAATCAGCCCATTTGGTGATGGTGTACCTGTTAACAGCACCATGCGGTTGATATGGTTGTACATGTTCGATAAGTCCTTGAATCGTTTGGCACGATGAGATTTAAAGGAACTCGATTCATCAACTACCACCATATCGAATGGCCAGGCGTTCTTGTAGTAGCTAACCAGCCAGGATACATTCTCACGATTGATGATGTAGATATCCGCCGGTGTATTTAACGCTTGTATGCGTTTCTTTAATGGGCCTAGCACTGTGGATATTCTTAGAATACCAACGCCGTCCCATTTAGCCGCTTCACGTTGCCAGGTTGCTTCCGCAACCTTCTTAGGCGCTATGATAAGCACCTTCTTAACTTGAAAGTAGTTGTACTTCAGTTGGTAAATAGCGGATAGAGTTATGATTGTCTTACCAAGGCCCATATCAAGGAACAGGCCTAGCTTATTTTGTTTTACTACCCTATCGATACAATACTTTTGATAGGGATGTGGATTAAATTTCACTATAGCCCTCCTAATCCTTAACCGTGCATCCGTATTTTGCCTTTTGCATTTTGTGACGGATCTTTCGCACGTTAGTCATGATGCATGACTGCACATCGGTATCGTCATGGTCCTTCGCCTTTTCGTATTTGCTCAGTACTTTGTACAAGCTATACGATGGACACCGTCCATGACAGCCAGGTGTACGCCTGGTACAGTTCTTACACGGAACTCTCGCCATGAATACCACCTTCATTCGTTAGGTAGTCCTTAACGGCTTCAGGGCCGTATAGGATATAAACGGTCTGCAGTAGGCTCAATAGTTTCTTGCACTGCACATCCTGTAGTTGGCTTAGCCGACCTCGGGTCGTTTTAAGTTCCACGAATTGGACTGTACCATCTGGCCATATCACAATCCGATCAGGCACTCCGACGTTGCCCGGCGATACGAACTTATAAGCCTTACCGCCCAACTCTCTAACACCCCGAACGAGTTTCTGTTCGATTTGTTTTTCAAGCATCTATCACACCTCCATTTTGAGATTATCATTTACGCAAGGTAACAAAGTTACACTTTTTTTCTTTACATATAGATACATACCCTATTTAACCCCGTTTAACCCCTATAACGTACTTAAATATATATATTTCTACTATATATATATATAAATGTTACCTTTATATATAATAAGTACTATAAATATAGATAAACACTAGGTTTGTTAGGGTAACATTCTAGGTAACATTCTGGTAACATTCGGGTAACATAGTAACATTCTCAGGTAACATTCTTTTTGAGAATATGGGGGTATTTTCAGGAATGTTACCTTCGAAAATTACATCAATCCGGGTATAATTGAGAATCCTCTTTGGGCTCCATAAGGCCCAAATTTTTTCATCGAATCAAACCTCATTAAGAATGGAATGCTATCTAAAATTTGATTAAGCTCACGGCTATCTGACTTCTTCATCCAAGATAATGGCCGTCCAAAACATTCAACCCATACTTCTGCAGCACATACCCTGTCACGGAATACTAGCACCTGTCCAGGTACTGCATGTGTGCCGGACATAAACATATCACGTGCTTTAGGCGACATCGTGCTCCAGTTCTCAGGTACTTTCTGTTTCAAGAACTCAGCTACCACACCTGCTTTAGCGTTTCCTTCCATATGGCTTTCACGTGCTAAATTTGCAAGGCGAAGCACTTCCTCATTATCTTCAATAATTAAGCTCTCACCTTGGCGGTATCTAGCTTTGGCCTCCGCCCACAGCTGATCCACTTCACCAGGTAAATTCTTAAATACATTTTTCGTTGGTTTCTTTAAACCTAACTGAATTGGCCAGAATCGGCGGTTGCCGGTAATGTCCTTTAAGAACTCGTGCTGGTTGGTGGAACCAAAGAACACGCATTGGCGTGGATACTCTTCCGTACGTCGGCCATAGGCCTTACGGAATACGTCGACCTGGCGCGATAAGAATTGTTTCGATGCGTTCTCTTCTGCCTTAGAGTATCCGGCCATTTCACCGCCTTCAACTAACCAACTATTTTGGATGCTTTCTGCAGCTTCCTTACCATCAAATGTATTAAGCCCATCCGCGTACCAATCCTTGCCCATTAATCGAATAAGAGATGATTTCCCTATCCCTTGGGCGCCGACTAATACCGGCATCGTGTCATATTTACACCCGGGGTCGTAGGCACGTGCTACCGCAGCAACGAAGGCCTTACGACCTACCGCACGGGTATACACGTTATCCTCTGCCCCCAAGTAGTCGATGAAGATTGTGTCTAATCGCTCCACACCGTCCCAGATGAGACTGTCTAAATAATCGGTCACTGGGTTGAATGCGTTTTGTTTCGCTATGAGTAACACGCTATCAAGAACTTTATCCTTACCGGTGATATCAAAGCGGTTTTCAAGGTACCACTGGATACCACTATCATCTGTGTCAGTCCATATGCGTTTACCGTGTTCCGATAACGCCCATGGTAAGGCACCCATCGCCATATACCGACTACCGAACTTATCGTATGCGATACGCCCCTTGATGGCCGGGTCATGCGTTAATAGTTTAAGAATGTTATCACGCGTTTTCTTAAGCCCTTGATTATCGTTATATTTGAGGCCCGCAGACTTCATCCATTCAGTCTCGAGCATAGCGTTGGCGTCAAGGTCGGTTACATCGGTAGTATTAGTTTTACTTATCGATTCTTGGAACACATTCGTAGCGGACTCACGCGCACGTTCTTGCTGGATACTGATGGCCACCTCTGAATCCTCAAAGGCTAGCTTACTCATCGCAAGGAACGACGGCATCTTATGCGGTGGTGTGCCGTCTTTGGCCGTCTCGTCAAGGTCGTGGAACTTATGAAGTCGAACCAAGTCAAATGCGTTTACCAGTTGGCCACCGCACGGATCCGTATTGTGATGTGAGTATAAGAACTTATCATCATCGTAGATTACAGCACCGCCGATGGTCGAACCTTCGACGTAGGTTAGGCGGTCATGAGAACCGTCAACGTATGTGTACGCGTTAGGTAGGAACGTATCGATTGCTTCGCGGATACCGTACTGCCGACAAAAGGCTCCTACGATACCATGTTTGGATAACGGATCCTGTTGCTTCGTAAGAAGCTGTTTCACTCTAACCGATGTCTCAGAACCTGGTACCTGTGGCCATGACGCCACATCCCGCCAATCGGTGTACTCCGCTAGGATGCCGTCAGCTGATAAGAACGGCTTATCTGCATATCGGAACACATACTGTGCATCACTGGAGCATCCCGGCCAGTACATAAGCCTCGAGGCTTCGAACGTGGTCGAGTCCATCATGCCGATACCGATTAGACTGGCCACCTTACGAGCGATAGGCTCGTACTCATCAGGTGTCATGGTGCGGTCGGTTGGGATGACTACACGTAACCGTGGACGGTGTGGCGTGTGTGAACGTGTACTGTACACGGCGTACGCCATGCCCAAGCTGTCCACTGTACGCACTACATTATCCGTTTGGCCAGGCTCAATAGCGTCAAGGTCAAGGGTGATAAGGTCACGACCGGTGACGTTAATCGCCTTACGTTGTAACCCGATTAAACTACCACCGACGAACCCGCCGATGTCCTTCAGCTTAGCTTGCGCTGATTTTGGAAGTTGATGATACTGTTCAACGGTCTCCGTAGTACGTTGCGGTGTCCGTAGCCGTTCGATGAACTCGGACCACATGAGCTCCGTTTGAATCCATTGCTTAGACGTGCGACTTTGGCCTACGCTAATTATTAGTTTTTTATCATTAATCATACGGCCATCGCCCTTTCTAATCCTTCATATAATAGTCACTTGTGAATCCGGCCGCTGAGAGGTGTAACCCTTCAGCCCAGGGAATCGGAGCCCCAAATAAAGCGTTAACCTTATCAAGGGTTTTCTCCTTACCCTCGGAAGGGATTTCCATAACCGCCTCATCGTGGATGTGCATAGTAATCGGATATCCGGCTACCGTCAATCGACGTAACGTAACTGCCAGGCAGTCTCGAGCTACGGCTTGGGTAATGTTTTCTACAAGTTTTCCGCCGTAGGTACTATCATCCACCCAGGCGTTGTTGAATTGCGCCTTGAAATGAACGGCGTCCTTACCAAATTGGTTTTCTTTGATATACGCACCAGGGTAAAATAGCTTCCGCCCACTCGGTAACTCTATCGACATGTAACGATAGCCGTATATCGGATCAATTTCTAATCGGAATATAATACCGTGGCCAAGGCCCATAGGGTTACCCGTGGTTACTGTGTACACCGCAGCGTTTTCAACCTGATACCATAAATCACGAATACGTGGTGAAGCTTCACGCCATAACCTTACAATGTCCGGAAGTTCTTCTTCCGATAGCCCCATATCAAGGGCGCCCATAGCCTTTAAGGCATTAACGCCTCCCTGATACCCAAGGGCTAATTCTGCGACCTTCCCCTTTTGCCGTAGGTGTCCATTTTCGCCGTGTTTCACGACTGGAACGCCAAACATCGAGGATGCCGAGGCGCAGTAGATATCACCATCATGGGCAAATACTTGTTGACGCCACTGCTCGCCACTTAGCCAGGCGATAACCCGTGCTTCAATGGCGGAGAAGTCGGCCACGCATAAGGTCTTACCCTCTGGGGCGATAATAGCCGTACGGATTAATTGTGAGAGCGTATCGGCTACATCCCCATACAAGAGTTCTAGCCCTACACGATTACGATGTGTCACGAGGGAACGTGCGACATCAAGCGTTTCGATGTAGTTTCTTGGTAGATTTTGGACCTGTATCAGTCGTCCGGCCCATCGTCCAGTACGGTTGGCTCCGTAGAACTGTAACACGCCTCTGAGGCGATAATCTGACCCCCAGGACTCTTCCATCTTGACGTATTTCGATACTGAGGACTTGGCCAGTTTCTTACGTAATGCAAGTACACGTTTGGCCACCTGGTTAATGTCACTCTTAAGAGCACTATCAACGGTATCCTTAGTAAGGTTTGGAAGATTCGCCCCTGTGTTGGTGTTAATCCAATTGAGTAGGGCTTGTGTAGAATTAGGATTGGCCAAGCGTGTAATTTCCTGGGCTTCCTTTGTAAGGATGTTCGTGTTTTCTTCATCGATACATAGCGCTCCGAGGACGAGGTCATGGTCGATGAGTACACCACGATTATTGATTTCAATATCGATGTACCAATCGTTCCATGTCTCATCGGGTACAGGGAACGACGCGAGCCGTTTATAGCATTCCATTTCAGTGACTACGTCTTGTCTGTTATATTCGACATAGGTTCGCCACTTTTCAGGCTCATGATGTGGAAGGTTACGAGTTCGACCGCCGTTAGATTTAGTCGGGTTACAAGGAATACTAAAATACCGGATTAAAGCCTTGCCAGCTTTATCTTTTAACTTATCTTGCGGTAACCCGAGTGCTACACCTAACTTAGCAAGGCCCATAGGATATCCTAAATAGGCTCCGTGTATCATCGTACAGTGCCATTGACGTAATGGAGTAACATATCCGGCCTTATTTAGACAGGTGATTTCAAACTGTGCATTATAGGCATGTTTAATGACGTCCGGATTTTTCAAATCTTGAATCACCTCATCAGGAATTGTTTCACCTTGTGCTAGATCCACAACTTCAACCTGGCCAAAGTCATACGCGTATGCGAATAGGAGGATTGAAAAATCCTCCGCTTCGACATATTTGTAGACCCCTGCGCCGATGTCATTGGATGAGAATGTTTCGATATCAATGTTTAAGTGGCGCATAATGGCCCCCCTATTACATTGGAAGACCAGTAACAGGGTTGATAGCTGGAACGGCTTCAGCACCACCGAATACATTTGCCGCGCTACCTTGAGGCGCTCCGAATACGGATGCAGCGGATGCCGGTTGGCCACCTCCAAGAGGTTCACCATCACGTACCTTTTGTACAGGGCCTAAACCGGCGGAGATACCAGAAGATTGGTTATTGTAGAAATAGAAGTTAACCAATACGTTGGCATACATGCCAGAATATACTTGGCCAGGTTCAGTAAGGGGCTGACCTTGAAGGTCGACTACTTCCGGCTTGAACTTCATGGATTGAGATGCGTTGAACACGTAATGCCCTTTACATTCAGGGCCGTATTCTTTACCGCCTGGCGTGTAGCCATCGCCATCGTGAATTGGTGTTTTAGGCTGAGCCGGAACTTTGGCACCATGTTTCACACGAGCATCAGCAATTGCTGCTTCAATAGCTTGAGTAATCGCTTGAACTTGTGCGGTGTCAGATTTAGGTACAAGGATCATAGCGCTATATTTGGCCTCACTAAAATTGTTAGGGTTTGTATATGGTTCAAGTAAATGAACAAAGGATAAACGTACGTTTTGTAAAAGAACTTCTGTTGGTTTGCATTGGAATGCCATAATTAGTTACCTCCATTATTGGTGTTAAATACTTGCGCCGCACTAGGTTGGTTCGTGATACGTGGGCGCTTATCCGTATCAACTACAAGAGTAGGTTTGCCTGGGTTCTTAACGACCTGGTCGCCTACGAGTTCATTAAATTCTTTCTTACCGATAGCCTTTTCGATTTGAGCCAACGTAAGAACCTTACGTTCATAGAGGATAGATTCATCTACCCCACCATTGATAAGGGTTTGAATAGCGGTATCGCCATCTTGGAACGCTCTGGAGCCTCTGCCCTCTACAGCTTTCCAACCTGGCACCTCCGCACCGGCTAAGGATTCAGATAATGCGTATTCCTTGATATCTTTGTACCAGGATTCGATATCCTGGCCATGTTCTAGGTATGTACCTAGTTCTTCAAGGCTAATCAGACGAGGGTCTTGGTTCGTGAATACGTGCATCGCATCAAAATGTTCACATCGTGTTCTACATTGAGCCTTTGCTCTACAGAACCCGCACCAGGCACCGGCCTCAAACGTGTGGCCTTCCATTTCGTAGGCCTCCTTAGCCTTTGGCGCGACTACCTCCTCACCCCATTTACGAAGGTTATCGGAGGACATTTCAAACTCGGAAATGTTGTTAACACGAGGCTGTACAATGGTCATCTTGATAGTATTAAACTTATACAAGAGACTGTAATCGTGCATCGCACCGAGGGCGTATAGCATCATTTGCGGGTTATGATCCGCATCAACTACAACACCTTTGCCATGTTTATAGTCAATAATGTGGAGCGTATCACCGGCCAAGATAATGCAGTCAGCGGTACCAAAGCCTTCAGGTACGTATTGGCTAAAATCAACACGCTTTTCGATGACTACCACAGGAGCGACCTTGTAACTTAACATGGTGGACTTGATGTATTCGAGATACACGTCTGTAGTTTCGTCCATTTCAGGTGCCCATAACTCATTCTTTTTGATTTTGTTATACGCCCTGGTGTAAGTACCTTTCGCCATTGCCGTAGTGTATTTTTTCAATTTCAATTCACATAGTTCATGTGCGAGGGTGCCTTCCTTTGCATATTCTGATGTAGTATCAGGGAAGGTCGCCTCTAATCGAGGCGCCCCTGTGCAGTGTAACCACCTGTGCGCACTTGATGCGCTTAGTAGCGCATGGCTAGCCATTAGATTCGAGCCCCCATGTTGCGAAGGTCAACTACGAGATTAGGGAATTGATCCTTTGGAAGTTCAGGAAGGCTGGCCACTTTGTACTTTTGCATTAACCCAACGATTTCATTCGTGCGACCTGCATCCATTAATGGTTGCAACGCTACTTGAATTTCTTCCAACGTGTATTCCTTAACCGGCGCTACAGGTACAGCCGGTGTAGGCGGTGCTTGCGTTGGTTCTGGAGTCGTTGGTACCGACACAGATGTCGGTACCACAGGCGCTACTGTAGCAGGTTGAGCGACTGGAGCCACCGGTGGAGCTTGGACTGTGGCGGG